AATGCGTGGTTTCGCGTACGTCGTCATCTTTCGGAAATGTTGAGGATTTTGTATTTGGCATTATCCCGGCAGACCGCTCGGTGTGTTCTAATTTCGCCCACGCCTTCGTGCTAATTTTTATGGTTCCGTTCCTGTAACCGAACAGAGAAGCGACCGACAAACCCATCCTCGGGGCAAGCGCACGCAACGATATTCCCAAGCGCTCCGCCAAGAAATCGGTGCGTTCCAAAAATCTCTCTTTTGTTCTAATTTCCGCTTGCGTTGTTCTAATTGTCGTTCTAATTCTTTGCGCGTCGCCGCAACCAGCGCGGCGACGCAAAAGAAAACCAAGCCCGCCAAGCTCAACAAAGCAATCAAGAAACAATGACCACCATTCCTCACCAATCCAAAGGCCCGCTGGTCCGTTTCCCCGGATCGACCGCCGCCGCCGCGGAATTGGGAGTCACTCGCGGCCATCTCCATCGCGTCCTGACCGGCGAGCGCGAGTCTCCAACACTCATCGCGCGCTGGCACGCCTGGCTCAAGCGCAACCCTCAATTTGCCAACCTCCAACCCAAGCGCTGATCCGCCCATGACCGAACTCACCGCCGAGAAAATCCGCTTGGTCGCTCTAGCCATCGAGGTGCTGCGCCACACCGGCCGCTATGATTTCAACGCGGAAATCTCCCAGCGCGAGTTCGAGAAGGTCTCTCACGAAATCGGCTGCCCGGTCTCCGCGCGGGACATCGCCCGCTTCGAGTCACGCGCCATCACCAAGGCCAAGCTCGCAGCCCTCGCCATCAAGGCCAAACAACCCCTCACATGAAATCAGACATTCAAAACCTCATCCAAATTCTGGGGCGTCTTCTATCCCATAGAACGGAAACGGACCTACCAGCTCATTCGCCACCAGCTTCAACCAATGGTCAAACCTGCGGTTCCATAACTCTGTCAGTAACCATCCTTGGAGCCGGGCCACATCCCATCCATGGGGAAGACTTCCGAACGGATCTTCCCGCGATGCCGGTGGAAATAGCTGGCCCACAAAGTCATTCGCGCACTGGCAGCGTAGAAACAGAAAGTAAGCCATGGATGGAGAAAGGCGCAGTAAATGCGCTGTTCCGTTCCCTACACGCTTGCATGCCAAGTCCAGCTCGGCCCGTTGCCGCCGATCCTCTGCAAACAGGAACATCACCAGCGGCCCGAAGCCATCCTGAACCTTCGGTGCCAATTCCGGCAGATACGGCAGCGCCCTTTGCAGCATCCCCTGCGTCAGTCGCTGCAAACTTTCACCGGCTTCATTCCATTCTGACGGGCATTCCATGCCCCCACTGTGGTCAACCGACCCGGTCTGATCAAGCCCTCTCCGCGCCCTGATCACATCCAACTCTCCAACACCCGCACCCCATGACCATCACCGAACTCAACACCGCCCGCTATCACGGCATCGGTCTCACCGACCTTCAGATCCTGCTGCTGCTCGCCGAGCACGGGCCGCTAGACATCTCGGATCTCGCCGGACGCATCGGCCTCACCCAGGCCGCCATCAGCCACGCCGGGAAAAGGCTCATCGCCAAGCACCTGATCCACGTCGCCGACCGCCGCCATGACCTCCTGCGCGACCGCCGCGCCGTATGGCTCGACCTCGGCGAACTCGGCCGCGTCCGCATCCACCAAATCACCGGCACCTTTCCCGAAGTGGCCGCCGGGACCGCGAGCCTGTGACTCGCCTCTTCCTCTCCACCAACCAAAACCATGCAAGCCCTCGAACCACTCATCATCATCTTCGGCGCGATCATCATCGCCCTGGTCTCCGCCGGAATCACCGCCGCTTGGTATCGCGCACGCCTGCGCCGCATCGAAACCGAAACCTGGAAGCAGGCCGATCTCTACCACACCCGCAAACAAAACCCGGACGCCATTCGCATCTAACCAAAATCCGAAATCAACAACCCTCAATCGTCAATCCAACCCTCTCCACTCCCCATGTCCGCCCGCATACCCCACCTCCTCACCCGCCTCATGACCGAGTCCGAACTCGACGCCCTGCGCGACGAGATGGCCGCCCGTGCCGTCGCTACCGACAGCAAGGCCGCCGCCGAAGCCTGGCTCGATGCCCTCTCTCTTTTGTTCAAACACCGCGCCGTCTCCTTCGCGCGCCGCTCGAATCAAACCCCATCCGCCCGCCGCAAGTCCCTCAGCTACCGCCCGCAGGTCGTCGCTGCCACCGCTGCCCCCTGACCTCTAGCCACTCTCTTCCCACTCCCATGTCATCCAAACCGAAATCAACCACCATTGACGCCGAGGTTCTGCCTCCGGAAACCTCCCTGAAAGCCCCCGGCACCCTCGCTGCACCGGGCCTGCATAACCATTACCACCGCTGCGCCCAGACCGCCGCCGCGCAGGCCGCTCAATACGCCGTCCTCTGTGGTCTTGAACTCCAGAAGGTCCGCGACCAGCTCGCCAAGCCAGGGAAGCGCAATGACAACCTCCCGGAAGCACTTCGGGGAGGTTGGGAATCCTGGGTGAAAGCCAACTGCGATTTTTCTCCTGACAGTGCCCGCAACTACATGCGCGTCGCCGAAGGCATCAAGGGCAAAGCACTTCGCGAGTGCAGCACTCCCGAGGCTATCGCCCTGCTCGATCTTGCTCCATCCGCCATGCCGAAAGCGCAGCGCGAGAACCTACTCAAGTCCGTCTCCAAGCTAACTGACGGCCAGACGCTGCAACAGCTCTACATGGACTTCGGGATCACCAAGGCCGATCCCCGCGCCAACCTCCGCAAAGGCGGTGCCACTCACAACAATGGTCGGCCGCCTGCCAAGAACCTTTATTCCGAGGTCGCCCACGCCGAGGCCGTGGAGATCCTCAAGCGTTTGGCGAAGTTCTGCCAGACCGGTCAACACCAGCTCCTGGTGAAGGCGGACCTCGCCCACTTCGACCAGCAGCTCCTGGCCGCCCGCGAGACCTTCAAGCCCTACGTGAAATAATTTCCAAGCGCCACTTCCATGCAACTCACCCATCCCGATCCCGGCTGCGAAATCTTCGCAGACATCCCGCTCGACGAACGCCACGAAATCAACCGCTGGGTTCGTGCCTTCGCCAGTGTGGATTTCCAAGCCGGGATCGGCCGCGCCCTCGCATGGGTGGCACGGGTGATGGGTTGTGATGAAGTGACGGCCCGGCGAAAATATGACGCGCTGAGAAAATCTAACGGCCATTGGACGGCGCTTGCCGATGGCCGCCGCATCCGCCGCCTTCTGAATGAGGAGCGAACCGGCAACCGCGAGTTCCGCAACTTCATCACCGGCCTCGCAGAGCGCCACCAGCGCAACAGCAAGGCCGCCTACCGCAAGTTCATCTCCGCATGGGCCGCGCGGGAAACGATTCCCGGCTTTGAGGATTTCCCCGGCTGGCCAAACGCACCCTTCACCTACCGCACCTTCGCCCGCATCGTCCAGGCGGAGACGGATGGCCGCAAGCTCGCCTCCATCCGCGTCTCTACCAGCTCCAAGTCCGGTGCCAGTCTCGCCCAGGTGTTCACCACCCGCGTGGGCCTCTATCCGGGAGCCGTCTATCAGTTCGACGACGTGTGGCATGACAACTGGGTGACGCTCGGCCGCGATCCGGTGCCGAAGCGCGTGCTGGAACTCGGCGTGCTGGATCTCTTCTCAGGCTGCCGCTTCCACTGGGGCTGCAAGCCGCGCATGCCCAAAGCCGGGGGCGGCATGGAAAACCTCAAGGAGCGCGAGATGCGTTTTTTCGTCGCTGGCGTGCTGTGGAACTTCGGGACATCGCCGCAAGGCACCCGCTTCATGGTCGAACACGGCACCGCCGCCATCCGTGAAGACATCATCAGCATCCTTGCCGACAGCGGCCTCGGCATCAGTGTGGATCACCAGCCCATCGAAGGAAGGCAGATGGCTCTCACCGGATTCTGGAAGGGGAGCGAGGGCGGAAACTTCCGCGCCAAGGCCGCCCTCGAATCCGTGCATAACCTCATGCACAACGATCTCGGCCACCTTGCCATGCAGACCGGCTCGCCCAGCTCCGGGCTCAAAGGCCCCATCACCACCGAGCGACAGATCGCCTACATCACCAAGATCATTTCCGATGTGCTCAAGAAGGTGCCACACCGCGCCGAGCTGCTCCGCCTGCCATCGCTCGACTACCATTCGCAGTTCCTGCCATTCCTGAATGATTACTATCAGATCGGACTCAACGGCCGCACCGATCACGAGCTTGAAGGATGGGAAAAGCTCGGCTTCCTCGCCACCGAATACACCGCCGTCCCCGGCTCCGGCCAGTTCCTTTCCTCACCGCAGTTCCTTGCGCTGCCGGACTCATCCCAAGCCATCATCCGCGAGGCCGCTCGCATGGCACCGGAGCAATGGACGCGCCGCCGCATGCTCTCGCCTGGTGAAGTCTGGAAGACCGGCCGGGGCGACCTCCGCCGCGCGCCAGCTCCGCTCATCTGCGACATCCTCGGCAAGGATCTCGGCCGCGAGGTGACCGTGCGCGGCTCCTACATCCGCTTCCGGGATCAGGACATCAGTCCGGACGAGATGATCTATCAGGCCCGCGCCCGCCACCTCAATGGAGCGCAGCGCGAACTGCGGGACGGCGAGAAATTCTTCGCCTTCGCCAATCCCTTCGCTCCCGGCACCTTGTTCCTGCTGGATGCCAATGACCGCTACCTCGGCCACTGCGCCCTGGAGCAGCGCGTCACCGCCACGGACCGCGCCGCGCTCATCAACGCAGCCGGTGAGAAAGCCCGCCGCAATGCCGACATCCTCCAGCCGCTGCGCATCCGCCATGCCGAGCAGGTCGGCGACTATCAGGAAATGCGCGAGCATAACAAGCGCGTCGTTTCCGGCGCGCCGGTCACCCCGGATGAGATCCGCGACGCCCGCCAATCCTCCGCCCGCGATGGCGTCCGCACCCGCAAGGCCAACGCCATCACCGCCGCCATCGGTGCCGAGGCCATGGACCCTGAAATGCTCCTGCAAGACGACTGCAACGAACCGGAAGAAGTCGAATTCACCCCTCCGGGATTCGATCCCTTCGATGCCGCCAACCTGCTGGATCCCGACTCCAATTTCTAACCGCTCTCCAACCATACCCCACATGACCAACACCACCATCGACATCGAGCCCTCCGCCGTCATCAAGAAACCCGAAGCCCCGGTTGACACCGTCATCCCCGGCGAACTTACCGGAGCCAATGCCAGGGCATCCTGGCGCTTCTCGGCAGACCACATCCAGCAAGCGCTCGCGCATTGCTCTCCCGAGCGCAAGGAAGCCCTCATCTGGTGCTTCAACTGGTGCATCCAGCGCGGCATCTGGTTCGCAGAGTTCGCCGCCCAGGTCGGCTATGCCGAGAACACCCTCTACAAGATCTACACCGGCCGCCATAACAACCCCGGCACCGGCGAGCGCTACGACATCCCGGAAAAACTCTTCAAGGCCACGGCCGATTTCAAGAAGCTCGAAATCAAGAAGGCCAAGCTCGGCGAGACCGAGTTCGTCCACACGCCGCTCGTCCGCCGCGTCTGGAATGCCTGCGATCTCGCCCGCGAATCCCGCACGCCGGTTTTCCTCTATGGCTCCAGCCACATCGGCAAGACATGGGCGCTGCGTCATTACACCTTGGAGCATAACCACGGCCGCACCGTGCTGATCCGCGTGCCCTCCAAGGACGGCCTCGGCGGTTTGATCAAAGCCATCGCCGCTGGCCTCGGCATTTCCACCAAGGCCAACACCCCGGCCATGATCGAGCGCATCAAGAAAGCCCTCGCCCCGAATCACCTCCTCATCTTCGACGAGCTGCACCAGCTCCAATACACCTACCGGAAGGAGAGCTTCTTCGCCTGCATCGAAGTGATCCGCGAACTCTACGACCACGTCGAGTGCGGCATGGTTTTCTGCACCACCAATGTTTTCCGTGGCCGCTTTGAATCCGCCCGCAAGGAAGAACTGGAGCAGATCTTCAAGCGCGGCGTCCATCGGGTGCAGCTTGGCGACATCGTCCGCGCCGAAGACCTGAAAGTCATCCTGGAACGCTCCGGCCTTAGCTGGCCCGGCCGCCGCTTCACCATCGAGATCGCGGACATCAAGGACCAGCCGCACGAGATCATCCGCAAGCTCTCACGCGAGGAAGGACTCAAGTCCATCACCGAGCGCATCCGCTACGGCCGCCTGCTCGCCGACAAGGCCAGCGAGCAGCTCGCATGGAAGCACTTCACCCACGCCCACCTGATCATCGAAAACAACAGCCGCCTTCCGAAGGACGATTGGGAGTGATCTTTCGGCATCCGTATCTCCAACCCCAACTCCCCATGACCACCCCTAACAAAATCCTCGTCGAGCTGCTCGACTGCACCGCCACGGCCGATGCCATCGCCGAGCGTGTCCGCATCCCCATGCTCGTCGTTAAATCCATGCTCGAACGCCACGCGAAGGACGGCCTCGTCGCCAGCCGCGAAACCGCGCTCATCACCTGGTCAATCACGCCGGACGGCAGAACCCTCGCAGAATCCCTGCAAGCCCCCTGCACGCCATGACCATGCTTCACGGCCCGGCCACCGCAGACGATGTCACCCGCGCTCTCCCGCACGCCCTCGGGCCGGAGAAGAGCCTGCTGTCATCCATGCTCCAGGATCCGCAGGAGTTCATCGGCCGCGCCATCGAAGAGAAGCTCACCCGCGAGCACTTCTATCTTCCCGCGCATGCCACGCTCTTCGCCTTCCTCGTCGAGTGCTTCGAGAACGGCACGGAAGTCGAGCTGGTTTCCCTGGTGCAGAAGCTTCTCGACCGTGGCCTGCTCGACCGCGTCGGCGGCCCGGCCAGTCTAACGGACCTTTACACCTACGCGCCGAGCCCTGGCCATTTCCGCCACCACCTCCAGCACGTCAAAGACAAGTTCGTCCTGCGATCCATCATCCAGAACGCCAACGAAGCCATCGCCCAGGCTTACGACGCGCCGGATGAAGTCGCCGCCCTGCTCGACACCGTCGAGGCCAAGATGCTCGCCATCCGCGAAGGCGCGGAAACCACCAAGGCCCCGACCATTGCCGCATCCGTCGGCGAAGTCGTCGCCGAGTTCCAGCGCTTTCTCGCTGGCGAGCGCAAGACCCCTGGCATCACAACCGGCTATCCCGAACTCGACCGCATGTCCGGCGGCCTCAAGCCCGGCGAAATGATCGTCGTCGCCGCACGGCCGTCCATGGGCAAGACCTCGCTCATGATGAACATCGTCGAGCACGTCTGCATCGACCTTGCAAAGCCCAGCATGGTGTTCTCATGCGAGATGAGCGCCTTCCAGCTCGTGCAGCGCCTCATCTTCGCCCGCGCCCGCTTTGCCCTGGCAAACCTCTCGCGCGGCTACTCGCCTAACAAGGGCGACCTCCAACGCATCCAGCGCGCCGCCGTGGAGACCAGCGCCGCCAAGCTCTTCATCGACGACACCTCCGGCATCACCATCAACGAACTCCGCGCCAAGGCCCGCCGCAAGAAGCGCGATGAAGACATCCAGCTCATCGCCATCGACTACCTCCAGTTGATGAAATCCCGCACCAGGCAGGCCGAGAATTCACGCGAGCGCGAGATCGCCGAAATCAGCGCCGGGATCAAGGGCCTCGCCAAGGAACTCGGCATTCCCATCGTCATCCTCGCACAACTCAATCGCGGCCCCGAAGGACGCGCCGGAAAATCACTCGGCGTGCCGCGCATGAGCGACCTCCGCGAGTCCGGTGCCATCGAGCAGGATGCCGACCTCGTCGCCCTTCTCTATCGGTCCGCCTACTACGCCGACGACGCCGAGGAGAAAGCCGAACTCGCCGGAAAATCCGAGCTTGTCCTGGCCAAAAACCGCAACGGCGAAACCGGCAACATCCCTCTCACTTTCATCGCCGATCTCATGCGCTTCGAGTCCGCAGCGCGAACCCACGAAACTGAATAACCACCAACACCACCATCATCATGACCCGCCTCAAATCCACCACCGCCATCACCACTCAGAATCAATTTGAATCCACCGTTGATCTGATCTGCAAACTGCAACTCGACCGCGAGCAGCTCGTCACACTCCGCGACCGTCTGCTTGCGGAAATCATGGAAGAGCACAACCCGAAGATCGAAGCCATCGGCACCGAGATTTCAGCCAAGCTCGTGCTGTGCGAGAAATACGCCACCACGCACCGCGACAGCCTCTTCGGAAAGTTCAAATCCGCCGCATCAAGCCTTGGTCTCTTCGGCTTCCGCACTGGCAATCCGAAGCTCGTGCTACTCAACCGTAAATGGAAGTGGAACGATGTCCTTGAAGCCCTCAAATCCCTCGGCAAGACCGAACTGATCCGCGTCAAGGAAGAGCCCGACAAGGATGCTCTCAAGAAACTCGACGATGCCGAACTCGCCGCCATCGGTCTGCGCATCGACCAGGACGAAGCCTTCTTCATCGAGCCGAAGCGCGAAGATCCAGAGCGCATCACGGCCTAATACCCTCGGCCTGGCACCGGCGCGGCCTCGGCCACCGCACCTCATGACATCCGCCGGTGATTCCAACTCTCCAACCCCACTATCCCCATGAAACGAACACGCCTCCAAAAACTCCGCACCCGCTTCGCCTATCAACATGGCCACAAATGGCGATCTTGGCAGACCATCACCCGTGCCGCCCGTATCGCGAGGTGGACGCGCGAGATTGAGTCATTCAACTGACCGAACCATCCCCATGACCATTCTTACCAGCTCCACTTCCGGCACACACAAGGCCCAGATCCGCAGCTTGCCGGAGAGAGGATTCGAGCAGCTCTACACCGCCACCTGCACCGAGAGCGAGTTGTGCGCAGCCAAGACCGTCGTGCGCAAAAACTTCGGCAATGCCGCCGCCGAATCCGTCCGCCAGGTGAAGGACGCCGACGAGATCAAGCAGCTCGTCGGTGACTACTTCCGCTCGCCCCAAATCAAACAGGTTTTCAACGTCTGGACCTTCAACCCCCAAGCCCGCTGAGCCATGAATGATCAAATCGAAACCGTTGAATGTATAGTGATCCGTGAGACCTATCTGGCCTATTTCCTCCGCGAGCGAAACGAGCACGGCAGAGATCCCGGCCGCGCAGCCTATTTCCCAAAAAGCCAGGTGTCATTCAAGCGCCGCAACATCAAGACCGGCGCGGCCACCGCGGAAATCCCTCTATGGATCCTCACTGAGAAAGGATGGAACGAATGAGCAAGAAACACGTCGTCTCTGTCGGATACATGAAGTTTGGCTTCGATTCTATCAAAGCGGCAACGGACTTGGTTGCTCTATTGAGCAAGGCCACACCGCTAGATTACGAATTCGACCACCCTCTGCGCGGATACAAACCAGCAGATGATGAGCGATGCCGCGACATCGAGCTTACTCTCAACCAGCATTTCCATCCAAAACGCGCAGCCAAGACTGAAAAGCCGCTGGCCCTGCCCAAACCCAAGCGCGGAACCATCCTCTGCATCTGCGAGAAATCCAGCGTCGCTCCTGGTGAGACCATGCGCCCATTGCGGCCGCCCTTTCAGCGTGTCCCACAACCGCGTCCATGGCGACGCCCAACCCAAGCTCCGCTTGATCTGATCATGGCCAACTACCGCTTCACCGCCACGCTCAATCGCAAGCACGGTGCGCGTGTCTTCAAAGGCTCTGCTGAAAATTGCCCGAGCATGTCGGAAGCCCTCTATGTCATCCGCTCCATCCTCATCGAACGCGAGGCCTTCGAGCCTGATGTCACCTCCCTGAAAATCACCATTTCTCCAACTCGCAAGAAATCCTGATTCATGGACCCCTCAACCATCATTGAACTGTCCGATCATCCAACTGATGCCGAGTGGCGTGCTCATCTGTTGTCAATCGGATGGGAAGACGAAGGCTGGATCGACCGCGGCGGCACCTTTTGGCCAGTGGATGAGTGCATGGATCACGGCATGACCGCCCGCACGCTCCTTGGTCCGGATGGCGAGCTGCTCGCCGAAAAGCGCGGATGGCTCCGGATCTCCGACTACGGACTCCACTGCGCACGCCGCCTCAACCAGCGCCAGCGCGACAAGCTCTTCGACTACTGCGAGCACTTCCGCTGTGACTTCCGCGAAGTTCTATCCGACATCAAAACTATCTGATCATGCGCAACATCAGCTTCAGCCTCACCGAAGAGCAGTTCCTGGACGATACCAAAGACGTCACCCGCCGCCTGGGCTGGAAATTCCTCAAGCCCGGCCAACGCCTGATGGGCTGCCGGAAATGCATGGGCCTGAAGTCTGGCGAATCCATCGTTCGCCTCGGCGAAATTGAAGTCGTTTCCGTCCGCCGCGAACTGCTCGGAGCAATGCAGATCGATCCGTCCTATGGGCGAAAAGAAGCCATCCGCGAAGGGTTCCCTAAAATGTCCGGCGGCCAGTTCGTCGAGATGTTCTGCGAGCACATGAAGGCCACTCCGGCCACCGTCGTCACCCGCATCGAATTCAAACACGTCTGAACTCATGAGCCCTGCACAACATGGTCGATACTGGCGCGATTGGGGAAAAATCCGCAAAATGCTCGTCGAGATGGGGGATTTCTCCAAGGCAGACGCCGACGCGGAGCGCAAGCAGATCCACATCCAAGCCCTCGGCCGGGACAAGTCCTCAAAGGATCTCACCAACAAGGATCTCGACAAGATTTTCGAGCACTTCGCTTCCTACCTCGTTTTGATCAATGGCCCCAAGGATGCCTCCGCCGTCTCCCAGCCGGTCAAGCGCCTGATCTGGGCCATCGATCAACTCGGCCTGCCGGAGCCCTATCTCGAATCCATTTCCCGCGACATGTTCGGAACCTCGGAATGGCGCAAGCTGCCCGAGGATCAGCTCACCAAGTTTCGCTTTACGGCCACCGTGCGTTCCCGCGCCCGGCGCAAAGCCTCGAAAGCCAACGAGCCATTCTGATGCAACTGGAATTGCCACTCCACACCCCGCCACCGGCCGACCTGGCCGAGGTGGCGCGGCTCGCTGGATGGCTCTACCAAGCCGGTGACGCGTGGCTCTCCGCCAAGACGATCTCCGCCGCCCTGGGCATTTCCGACCGCGAGATCCGCCACCTCGCCACGAGTAGCGGCGGCCAGATTGTCTCCTCGCCTGGCAGCCCTGGTTACAAGCACGTCCGGCACTGCGATCCCGAGGAAGTCGCCGCTGTCACCGGCCGCCTCGAAGCCCAGGCGAAAGCCATGGGTGCCAGAGCCCGCGAGATCCGCATCGCCTTCCACCGCGCGGCGTCATGAACACTCCCTGCACGCCATCTGCCCACC